CATATCCTAATGGTAAAATATACAGGAGCGTTGATTATGGTGCAACCTGGACCGATCTGGGTCAGCAGGGTTCGGAAACATATATTTATTCGCTGTCTTATCTAGGCAATGGTATTGTCCTGGCGGGTACAGCTCTTAATGGAAAAATATACAGGAGCGTTGATTATGGTGCAACCTGGACCGATCTGGGTCAGCAGGGTTCGGAAACATATATTCGTTCGTTGTCTTATCTAGGCAATGGTATTGCCCTGGCGGGTACATATCCTAATGGTAAAATATACAGGAGCGTTGATTATGGTGCAACCTGGACCGATCTGGGTCAGCAGGGTTCGGAAACATATATTTATTCGTTGTCTTATCTAGGCAATGGGATTGCCCTGGCCGGGACAGGTGCTAATGGGAAAATATACAGAAGCACTGATTATGGTGCAACCTGGACCGATCTGGGTCAGCAGGGTTCGGAAACATATATTTTATCGCTGTCTTATCTAGGTAATGGTATTGCCCTGGCGGGTACATATCCTAATGGTAAAATATACAGGAGCGTTGATTATGGTGCAACCTGGACCGATCTGGGTCAGCAGGGTTCGGAAACATATATTTATTCGCTGTCTTATCTAGGCAATGGTATTGCCCTGGCGGGTACATCTCCTAATGGAAAAATATACAGGAGTAGACCTTAAATAAATACATGATTAAATGGTTCATATATAACAAATTGATTTTATGTTTAAAGTGAGTTATGAATTTGAAAATATACTGTATCGACCTTATTTATTTTCGGAGAATTATATATGAACCTAATAGAGAGTATAATTGGAGGAGTGTTAATCTTGGCAACTGGTGGAACATTTAAATGGCTTAATTATAAAGTGGACTGTAAATTGGATAAAGATGTATTCATGGCAGAACACAAAGCCGTTGTCAAAGACCTTGAAGAAGGCAAATTGCGTTTTGAAAAAATAGATCAAAAACTTGATCGTCAAACAGAATGTTTACATAGCCTGGATACGACCGCCCAATTAATGCAGCAAACCTTAATCTCTATCAGAAATAAAATGAACAATGGAAATACGTTGTAAAATAATTCGTTTAGAACAAACTGACCAGGGCGCAATTGGCGCTATGGTTTTATTTAACAGAGGATAATATAGTGATAAATGGATACAGTGCCTTTACGTGACCACTTTAACGAAGTAATTACGCTAAATATCAAAAATATTGAAACAAGACTAAACGCTATGGATAATGCGCTTACTCTTGCAGGGAAAGAAGCTGAAAAACAGTATGAATTATTAAATAATACTCGAAGAGACATGGTACCAATAGAAGTATATAGAGTCGAACATGAAAATTTAAACAACAAAGTAGATAAAAACTCAAGATCAATTGCTATCGGTATCGGAGTTGCACTTGCTGTGCAAGCTCTTATTGGAATTATTCTTTATCTTTTAAAATACTAGAGGTGTTTATATGAAATTTGTGAATGTTCAAAATATAATTATACTATTAGTATTGAAATGACCCTCAGAGAAAAGCAATCTAAATTTGTTTTATTGATCAGTAAATTAATTCAGTGGGCATACGATCAGGGATATGAATTGACATTCGGGGATGCCTGGGCTTTAACTGGTCACATAAATAACTCTTTCCATAATAAAAGATTGGCAATTGATTTGAATTTATTTAAGGATGGTGAATGGCTACCTGAAACTGAACAGCATAGACCTCTAGGAGAATATTGGAAAAGTCTTGATCCTGAGTGTTCATGGGGTGGGGATTTTAAGAAAAAAGATGGTAATCATTATTCGTATTCTGAAAGATAATCATATTGAAACAATGTGAATGAGTTTAATATTGAGTTCGTAAACTTTTATTAGGAGATAATAAGTTTAAGGCAATAAGGAAGAAAGATAGTGAGGTAGATAAATGTTTGTAAAAGTAATGAAATGGAAAGTATCAAAAGGGAATGGAAAAGAAATTGTATATGATCGATGTTTAAATCAAATTTTATATGACTGTGAAAGCGCTGAATTAGACTCCTGTCTGCCGGATGCAAATATGAGAACAGGAAATATGAGATTATCACTTGATGTTGGCAACCCTGATCCCAAGGAAATTTATTTTCCTTGGGATCAGGATGATGAAATAACAGAAGTGTACTATATGAATAATGAAGGTAAAACAATAGAAAGATTCGTTTATTAACAATTTTATCCTTATTGTCTTAATTTTAGCCTCATGTACCATGAGTACAAGGAGATATCCTCCCCGAAAGGTGGGGATCAAATAACAATTTAAAGGAGAAACAACATGAAAAAAGCACTGAAGATTAATCTTGTTTTGCTGTTTGTGATTATGGTGATGATGGTGATTATGGCATGTGCAACCGTTGGGCCATCCGGGCAACCTCTTTCTTTCGATGCAAAAATGTATCAAATCCTGGATAGATCACAGGTTACCTATAACCAGACCAAGGATACTATCGTGGATCTGAGAGATAAGAAACTCATTTCGGAAGAGACTTATCAGAATCTAAAAAAGTATGGTGATATATATGCCGACACTCACAATGCTGCCAGTGAATCCATGGCTCAGTATGTAGAAGGCAAAGCATCGAAGGATGTCGCTAATGCAAAAGTGCTTGCGATAACAAAGGCCCTGACTTCTTTTATCGAAGCAGCTACTCCCTATTTCGTAAAACTTGAATAATTATAATGGAAAAAGGACATGAAACAATTGACGCTTAGACAATTTGCAACTAGCAAAAAAATAAAAAAAGAAATTCAGCGTAGACTTAAACTTGCTGAAGAATCAGTAAAAGTTTTAAAACATGCTCGCGAAATAGAGCAATGGATATTAACTAAACCAATAACAATTTAAATAAATGGTTATTATATAAAGGAAGGTTGATATGGATAAGAAAACAATAGATTTAATTGTATCTTTGATTGGGGCAGTTGCCGAAAAAGGTGTACCGATCTTTATGAAATTCACTGATGGAACAGTTCTTGAAAATCCAACTGCTGAAGATTTTCGGAAATTGAAAGTCGAAAAGATGCCTGTATAAAGGGGTGAAATATGAAATGGGTAACTAAATTTTGGACTACTCACGGGGAAAGGCTTGTCTTTATGGGGATGGCTACAGTTTTTGGTCTTGCATTCTGGTTTTATTTTCCGGACATGAAGGGTGAAGCGAAGACGATATTGATTGGTATTGCTATGTTACTTTTTAACAAAGCCAGAGGCCCCATAGATAAAGAACCCGACCAGGAGAATAAATAAAAAAATCCCCGGGCACATCATACCGTCCGGGGGCTTCCTTTCCCTAACAATTCTCATATTAAATGATTCTTAGAACAGTCAGGGCAAAAACGCATGTAATCCCAATCTGTTTTTCCCCTTAATCTTTTAAATCTCCATACCCATCCTTCGTTTATGAGCCGAATATTAAAACTGTCCTGTGACTCACCCGGCATAGGTGTAGCTGTAGTTTTACATGCGTGATTAGGACATTTATATTTTTTTGATTTTACCATATTTCCTCCGAGATCCTAACATTAAGTTAACCGGCAGCTATGCTGTCCGGGTTGACGGGGATTATAAAGCAGCATATTCGTACTTGCTTCCTACTGTTTCAAATAAACATTCAAATGGTATTGAGCATTCTTCCTGTCTATTTGCTTCATGCCGGATATTATAACAAATCATGCAGGTTTTAAATGTAAGCCATTCATCTTCCCAAAGCCCTTTTATTTTTTGATATATTTCTCCTGGATCAATATCCGATCCACACTCACAGCATATATGTTTCTTGCGTGCTTTCGGGAAGGTTTCTTCCAATATTGATGGGAAATCTCCATCACAACTGCAATTACACATGAGTTATTCCTTTAGCCTCATAACGCCCAAATAACCAGCCGGCGGTTAAAGCACCTTACCACAAGTTTGACAATAAGGCGCTCCTTTTAAATAATAAACTAAAGGATGCGTACATTCTGCCCGGTCTGCGTTTATTTGATGGTTAGAAAAAACGTAGTCTCTAAAATAACGGATGTAATCATAACATTTTTCCTGAAACTCAATGACGTCTTTATTATATTTAAATTCAATTTTACCGTCTGGGTGCAAAGTTATTTCAGGTATAGATGTCATCATAATTTGAGATAATGTTTTAAATACTGGTTCACATAATTTTTGAAATTCTATCTGTTTTTGTCTGAATTCTTCCATTTTTTCCTAATTTTACTTTTTCCCTTGCATTAAATGTCTCAAAATAAAATACTCCTGAAAATGGTTTATCAGGCGTTATCCCGAAATATGAAGCAACTTTTAATAAATATTCTTTCCTTTTAATACTCTTTTCAGCCCTTGGATTCTTTGGTAAAGCTTTTAATTTTTTATGTAATATACTTATTCTATATCTAAAATTCCACCTTGTGTTATAGCAGTCGTCAATAAGCAATTGTCGCTTGTAATGGTTGATGATTCGCTGACATGGTATAAGGTTATTTATATTATCTATATCGTTTTTCAAAAAATGGCTCTTACTTTTTGGGATAACATGATCAATTTGCCAGTTATCCTCAAGTGGCGTGCCAGAGTATCCGCAAAGACCATTGAATTTATCATATACTTGCTGGCGATCGATCATTTTATCCCTCCATTGCATTCTTGCTAATTATTTCCTGCGGTATAATTGAATCTGGCACATTGAAAAACCTCTGTTGTCCCTTATATGGAATGGGATTAATAGGTTCTATTCCATCAAGCATCCACATATAACGACCATGGTCATAGTTGCCGAATTGATATTCCAGGCTATATTCATCCGGGCAGTTATCATCTCCAATCTGTTGGCAATCTATTAGATTTGCTTTACATACTAAGGCACCTAATGGAAGGGATTGTATTTTGAATCTGCTTTTATGCAATGTTAGTATACCATTTACATGCATCCACTGAAAATCAAACATTGGTCTTTTTGCTGCGTGAATCAGAAGTGGGCCTCGGTAATTTGTTTTCCACCCTCTTGTCTCATTTTTTTTAAGGCCAAGAGCGATCAGTCCTGCGAATGGCTGGTATAATGTTATCGCCTTCATATCAATATTCCTCCTCATCTTTAATTGAGCTAACTATTCTTCTTTTGCTTTTTCCTGAAACGTAGCAAGCTCATCACAGAAATACATTATCTTTACAATAGGGTGATGATACCAGGCATTCGCCATTGATCCGCCTCGAAGGGAATATTCACCTTTTTTCTCATCAAATTCTATAAGGCCATAAATCCCCATATGATAACGAATCATCTTTTCTTCCAACTCAGTAAGATCAATGAACTTTTTAACCCTTTCAATGGAGAGGGTGGCATGCCCTGATGGTTGCCTTCGGTTCCAGCTATATGGTTTACATACGCCTATATATGCCCCAACCTTACAAATATCATGGAGTAAAGCAGCTATAACGATATTCTCTCTGTTGATATCCAATTTTAAAGAATCGTTATACCCTGATAATAATTCGTAAACACCTAATGAATGATCAGCCAATCCTCCGGAATAGCAGCCATGAAACCGGGTGCTTGCAGGAGCTTCGAAAAACCCTTCATCGACGAGATAGTTAATCAGATAACCTATTCCATCTCTTTTCGTTTCATTTAACAACGTGATAATTTTCTGTTTTGTTTCCGACATTGATCTCTCCTTTTAAAATGTTAGCTTTTAAAATGTTAGGCTGTATCCCTCTTTCATAATTCAATCACGAATGATCCCGGATATACGAGAAGGACTTGGTTTACGAGGCGTCAGCCTATCACCCTTAGAGGCTCCGGGTGCTTTGAAATATCTCTTTATATGCATAAACATCAATTTATCCATGGCACTGCCTTAGTAGGTATTAATCTGGCTCTTTTCCTGACTTTCTTTTTTGGCCTCTCAACTAATGAATAGAAATCTTTGACATATTCATAGCAGCGCTCGAGTTCTGAAAGTTCCATTAGGTCCCGAGACTTTTTAAAAACAGTCTTTATCTCTCCATTCACTTTTTTATGCTCTGCCATATAAACGCGGCAGAAGCTTTTCACATGGTCATCTATCTGTTTTCTTAATGAGTGTTCCTGTTCGCTGATTGTAGGGGGCGGAGTATAGCCTGACGGGATCTCACCAAGTGATATTTCACGGGCGCCGGATATGGAGCCGTTTATAAACGTGATGCCTGGCCCTCTTTCTCCTCTGCCATTTCTCTTTTTTTCTGGTAATTCGGATTTATCAGAATCATTTACAATGATATTTGATTGTTCCTTTTTTATTTTTTCTACTACTCTTCTGAAAGGAGGATCATCAGGAGCGAAGATATAAGCCACCTGACTTTCATAAGGTCCGGCCTTTTTATTAACCCGTACAGCCCTGGATACAAGCTGTTCAATATATGCTTCGGTGCGAAAATGAGTGAGAACTATAATATGTGTCATTTCAGGAACATCGAGACCTTCTGAGCACATACCACAAAAGACCATAGTATCACATGATCCAAATCGATATTCTTTTATTGCTTTTAGAGCTTCCAAAGAATCATCACTTGTTGCTATTAAAGGATTAAAACCCCAATCCTTAAGGATTGATAGTAATGATTTGGCATGTTTAATATTTGCTGCGACAATCGCTATTTTTGATCCTGGATCATATTTTTTATATTCGATCCAATGATCAAATCCATTTTTCATGATATGATTTCCAAATGTAGTATTTAAAGCCGTTTGTATTGCATCTCCGGAATGTTCATAAGCCTTTGACAGTTTTGTTTTAAATTCTTTTCCTTTCCTTTCCCATTCAACATCGCCGTCAAATAATGTAAATTTGATGGGGAGTATTGCTTTTTCTTTTAATGCATCACTCCGGGTATAGCGTATAACACGGGTATAATCATTTTCACTAAGGTCAAGGCAAATATTATTACCTCTGTCTTCGTAATCCATGAAAGCGATTTTATCTTCATCGCCTCTATTGAGTGTACCTGAAAGAAGTATTAATAAATTACATCTTTCTACTAAAGGGGATATCGATTTATGCCATTGACCATTATCTGCGGCTATATGATGATTTTCATCAAGGATGAGGATATATTTCCTTTGTTCAAATTCCCGAACGTTATAAAAATTAGAATCCTGTCCTATTGCCTGGTAGGTTGTTGTGTAGCCTGTACAGTTCCGTCTTGGGTTATATTCGTTTGTTGCTGCCCTGATAATCATGCCATGATTGAGCTCTTTCTTAAAAAATGGATCAATCGCATTGAGTTCAGCCTGATATGCTAGGGTTAATCGTGGGACTACCCAACATATTGAATTTGAGTGGCCATATTTTATTAACGGCCAGCATAATAGGGAAAATAAGGATTTTCCACCTCCAGGAACAACATAAGCTACAATTCTATTTATAGGCTTCCCGCTTCGGATTTCTTCTACTATTTGACCAAATTCAAATTGGTGTTTGCGTAAAATTAAGGACATCAACTATTCCCTTTTATTGCTTTTTCACTTGCACTCATTCCATCCCCTCTTCTGGTGCAGGATTTGAAATTACAATGCTTTTTATCCAATTCACATTAGAACCAAATTGCACACAAGAATCGGGTATTGGCGCATCATCAGATGTTTCAAGTTTACATTCATATTCACAATCATCACATCTATATCGTTTCATTGTTGTTCTCCCTCAAGGGTTTTAACTGATATCTCGATTTCATACTTCATTACCCCATACATCCCATCCTTCTGTTTTTTCCCTTGCGAAAAGCTCTATTCTCGGTAAATCGCCAAACAGTAATTCAATGTTTCTTCTTACTTGTTCTGGTTTTTTACTGTGCTTCGTTCTCTCAGCGGTAACTTTTTGATAAAGGTTATTAACTTTCTTATATTTTAGCATCGCTCCCTTAGTTCCGAGCAGACATAATTCGTAGTTCTTCATAGTCCACGCACCTAGATTTGCCACAGTCTTACCAGTTGAAGTTAGCTTCTCCCAAACAAAAGCAACAGTAATATACTTAAACCCCCAACTTCCCATTGTCTCGATAGCCTCTCCTAAATGAGCGTCAGTTGACCACATGAATAAAGAACAATCAGACTTAGAAATTTTATTTACTGGCAAATCTTTTATCCAGTTTTTGCTCTGTGTTTGATAATGCTTATCCATGCTGGTGAATCTTACACCGCCATATTTTTGTAATTCTTTACTTGAGAACGACCAAGGAGGGTCTGCATAAATAATATTATATTTCTTATCTGGGAATGGTATCATCTCACTCTCCCCTTAACTCTTCAATCGATATCCCGAGAACATCAGCTATGGTTTTTAAGGTAGATGGGTGAGGATATACTTGATTGCTTTCAATTCTAGAAATGGTCAGCGGAGATACTCCGGCCTTTTCAGCAAGATCATATTGATTTAATTTTAATTTCTTGCGAAGTAAAAATATCTTATCGCCTAAGCTTAGTATCCATTTTTCCATGATTTCCTCTTGACTTTTAAATGATTATATTATATATTATGTTTATTTTCAAACAAATTCGTATTTTATTTTTACTCCTTCCCGGTCGAGTACTATCCGGCAGCGGGAAAGGCAGACAAAAGCTGGCTACTGAGGGAAGCATCGAAGCCGGCAACCTGGGCAGCACAGAGGGTGATGCAGAGTGGCAAGGTTCCGCAAATAGTCTAGTGCTAAGTTTATCCAACTTGTGGTGATAAACTGCCGAATGTGACGAGCTGGCTCCGACAGACATAGGCATAAAAGCTGACTGCCAATTTAATTTGGATAGGGCTTTCATGCCTTTTATTCTAAGCTTCACCAACAGACATATTATAAGAGAATACATAACTATCCCCACAGCAACACCGCAGCCCAAAATAAAAAGGGCAGCACAATAAGAATGGAAATTGCTTCAGTGCTCCTTGCAGTTTCTCTCGGAAATTCGCCTATCCCCAACATAATCATTCTCAAAATCAGGCCAACACATGCAATATAAAACCAAACTTTAATAAATAGTTCCATCTTCTCCCCCTATGCCTTTACTCTTGTATTCCAGGCTATCCACTAATTAAATAATATGGATGTCTATTTTGATTATGATATTCTTTAATTAAAGCAAGGGTATCAGCGTTCGCTCCGATTGAAAATTTAATACCATTAAAAGAAAACCTGATTTTAGCCACATTCAATCTTGATGCTAAATCTTTGGCTTGATCAATGACGTCTTTAATATCAATCCCGGCAAGAAATTCTATTTCTATTGATGCTGATATTTTCATTATTCATCCCCCTCAGCGAGCTTTTGCATTAAATGATCTTTACCGCTTAGATACTTTTGTTCCCTTAATATTTTTGCTATTCCGGCCAGCCTGGACTCAAGAAAGTCTATGTAATTCAATAATATCCCCCTTGTTTCGTCTTGAATATATTTAGTGTAATCACTTTTGTATATTTCTATAGGAGGTCTTTTCATTTCCTCAATCCTTCCTCAACATGTTGGTCAATCTCCCGATGCATCTTATCCCCCTGTAACCTGCCTGATAGTTCTAATCAGCCGGATAGCTTCTTCGCAATCCTTACAAACCGCGCCGACCATTAAAACTATATTTTCACGTGAAACTATAGGGGCTTCATCTGTATGACTCTGTGCATAAAAATTTTTAACAATCGCTGTTATTTCATCAACTACCTGTGTATCTTGTGATTTTTTTGGCATATTCTCTCCTTTCCAACTAACATTAAGTTAACCGTCAGCTATGCTGTCCGGGTGGTTGAATGAGTATTATGCTTGAAATTAACCACTGACTATCTCATGCCAGTTCTTATTAATAAGATCGATTATTTCTTTGCAAGTTCTTTTGCGCTCATAAGCTTTTTCCATGGTTATTTTAGCTCTTTGTATATAGGTCTCATCGATAGGATCTTCATCCTTATTTAAAATAACTCCTAAATCAGGATATTCCTCAATAGCCCTGACTGATGCATCAGAGACCGATTTGTCCAATGAATTTGATATTTTTGTTATTTCTTCAATTAATCGAATTCTATCCATATTCCCTCCGAAGGCGTAACGCCCAAATAACCAGCCGGGCGGTTAACGTTTTAAAGTATGAACTGGACAACTTTCATGCACTAAAGTATCTGGTTTAAAACAATTGCATTCAGGGGCCTGGTCTGAGTTTATTTGTTGGTTATCTTTCTTCTCAAGTTTTAATTCAACTGGATCAATATAAAAAGCAGGTCCCCTAAAACCACAGGGGCACCATATTCTATATGCCTCCATGCTATTATTATCATCCCTAAATCCTTCAGGCCCGTGCAATTCGTGCCCACATTCTTTTTCAAGATGTTCAAAAGGGCACTTATACTTTGAATAATCTGCTTTATTTTTCATTTTTGCCTCTCACTAGATAGCATTCACTCTACCGTGATCCCGCCATCAAAGATTATTCTATGATCAGCCATATCCACACACTCAGACTTATGAGATATATAGAAACAGCTTTCAAAAGTTTTTATGCCTGTTTGTTTATCCGGGGACAACATGCCGCGATAAAGAGATACAAAATTTTTAGCATTTTCACTAGATAGGGCTCCATCTTCCTCATCCGAAAGTAAGGTTAAATAATTTTTCCCGGATTTCTCCTTATTGATGCGGGCCATTGCTAATTGTAGCGCCTTCAGGGGCCAAACCTGCTGCCCTCCGGATCTATTTCCCAGGGAAACCTCCTCACCGTCTTCGTCAATAATTCTTATGTCGAAAATCTCTTTACCGTTGTCATCTTGAGTAACGATTTTTATAGTGGAAGAAGGGCCAAAAGAATTGACTATCAGGTCGTTCGCATAATGAGTGATAGTTGGTCTCACCGCATCTATTTCAAGCGCCCTGAGGCCGTCTTTTGAGCACATGGCCTGAATATATTTAAAGTCGGATATCGCATTCATGATGGCAATTTCATTTTTATTCTGGGTACCAATATCCTTTTGTATCTTCTCTTTTTCCTGAGACTTGACTTTCAAATTTTCGATTTGGCTTTTCTCCTTAGAAATCTCTTCCTTCTCCTGAACGATCAGTTTTTCCGTTATTTTGAGATTATCTTTTTCGTATTGAAGTTTCTGATCAATGCTTTCAACGATATCCTTCTTTATTGTCTCAATTGAATCCTGATTCAATGATTTTCGGGCCAATAAATTATTGATTCGCTGATCCCATTTCTTTTTAAGTTCTGTGCCTTCCCGAGTTATATCTTCTCTCTGTTCTCTAAGAGACCCGAGAGTGCTTTCGGCTGTCTTTATTTTATCAATCATAGCTGCCTGAGGTCGCAGTAGATTTATTTTAAGGACCAAGTCTTCGAGATTTTTTATTTCAGCTGCTTTTGTTCTTTGATCCTTATCATAAAGGTCCCTTTCAACTTTTTGCCTATCAATATATCCAGTATCGGCTTCTTTATGTTTATTGGCCATTCTTTTTAATGCGATGCTTTCATCAGATATCTTAGAGTCAAGCTCCTTTATTTCCTTAACCGCATTTTCCCGAGCGAGCTCCAGCTCCTTTATTTTGTCTGATATATGGGTTTTTACTAACGGAATCCTTGTGCTTGCCTCCATTGCTGTTTTTACAAAAATGCATGCCGCTGTATGGTCCGGACAAAAGGGATCTAGGTTCCTCTTTCCAAGTATCTCGGATTGTTCCCGTAACGCTTTTAATTCAGCTTCGAGCGCAGCCGTAGCCGTAGGGTCAAGGGCTTTATCGAGTTTTGTCTTGGCCTCCCTACGCTGCTTCTCAAGATCGTCGATCCTGGTGGATATTTTAAGTTCATCGGCCTGGGCATTTTTATTTGCTTCGATGCGCGTGGTATGTAGTTTATTTATTTCTTCGGACCTGGCGGCTATATTATCATTGCATTGACTGATTAAGGCTTGAATCCTAACTTGATCATTTTCTAATTTTGCAAGTTCTGATACTGCTAATTCAATTTTATCCTTGCTTCCGATAATATTTTCATTCTCTTTTATAAGAGAAATAATCTTTGCGGCCTTTTCCCTGATAGTTGCCAGTTCAGATTCTGACTGCTTTTTATCAGCTTGAATATCTAAATCGATCTGCTGAATTGATTTAACAATTTCGACCTTAGACGCTTTAAGTGTTTTGTTATTTTGTGCTATTTTTCCAAATGATTCGATTTGTTGAATAAATTTTTCCTGCCCTTCAGCAAGCATTTTAAGACTTGCCTCTCTATTCGCAATACTTATAGAAATGGCTGTTATTTCATCATTGATATTTTCGGGAATCTGGTCCGCATGGTCCTGAAGTATGAGTAATGATTTTTTTATACCTTCCGCCCTGCCATCAAGTATATAAGATGCTCTTTTCGCCATATCTTCGTATTTTATATATCGATCCAGGCGCAGAAATTCAGCAAACAAATCTTTCAGTTGCGCGGGACGCAAATCTGATAATCTCTTACTGTTTTGGGCGTGCATAACAGAGTTAAAAAAAAGGTCAGAGGTGCCGAATATTTCATTGATGAGGCCTTTATATTCTGAGATTTTACCTGTAGTTTTTGGCTGATCATTGATCCAGATATAGCCATCAGGTGTGTAATTTGTTCCGCCCCTAATATCGAGACGCGTTCTGATAAGATCCCCATTAAAAAGATATTCCTGTTCTCTGAAACTATCCTGCAGGAAGTAATGATTCTGAATAGCTCCATCTTTACTTGCCATCATTGCGTATGGTGGTAAACTTTCAAGCACAGTGCTTTTCCCTTTACCATTCACGCCGGCCAAAGCTATAAGTCCTGAAAGGTTTGAAAAGTCAAGATTAATTTCTTCAATTCCTATGCCTTTTTTAAGCCCGACTAATCCCTTTGCCTTTAATGATAGTATCTTCATATTCTTCCTCGTTTAAATTAAATAATGTTTTTCGTAACCATCGATTACATGTCCGTGACGGTGCAGGCTTATTATTGTTGTCGAATTGATTCGGAAACCATTTTTGATAAAGCCTGCAATAGCTTTCTCCTATTTCCGGATTACCAGCTTTGTATATGAAATGTTGGCAATATCCACACGTTTCATCAAGATGCGGATACCCCGGGACCTGGCCGGTCGTAATCTCCGCTTGTGACTTTTCCATATATTTCCTTTTCTGGCAGCGTTTCAAAATCATGGGCGATATCAAGGACTCCTTCCGGAATTGATTCCTCCTTTATCTTTGCCCCTTCTTCGATTTTATCAGGCAGAGTGGAAAGTTTCATAATCGATTCACTTCTCACATTCTCACGCGGAATATGTGCCATTATCAATTTTACTTCTGTGGCGCCGGCATCAAGGTACTGTTTTTTAATCTCATCAAGGTTGATCGAAAACTTATCATCCTGGAACATGCTGAGTTCAATTTTTATTGAGGCTCCTTTAACGGATTCGTCGATGATAGGGTCAAAGTTTTCTTTTGTAAGATTTGCTTTCACTGTTACCAGTTTCTTGGCAGGAGTTTTTATAAACCTCGATTGGATATCCCACTTATTAAAGGATGGTTCGAGAGTTCCCCTAGGTTTATTTATATTGTGGATATAAAATCCTTTATCCTCTTTTTCGCCAAAGTTATTTGCAAAGAGGGACCCAGCATAAAAAATATTATCGATCTGCTGCGCATTATGGATGTGCCCCAAGCAAACAAGGTCAAAGTTACCTAAAGCAAGTTGGTCCTTACTGATTTCAATATCTCTCCCAACCATGATCTGGGTGTCCGAAATCGATGCTCCTCGAACTGAGAAATGACCGATCAAGATGTGGGGGCATTTATATTCTGAGGCGGTGGCCCCGAATCCTGCGAATATAGGTGTTAATGCCTGAGCTATTTCATCATTTGTGCCCTGCATCCATTTCTTTGTTGGGGTAGGCATCATAGAAATGATGGCATCGGGAAAATGATCGATACAATCGGCTCCGAGGAAATCTAAAAGAGGATATAATTGGCCTTCCATTAGAGCAAGTTGTTCTGGTATTGAAGATACAATCACATTATGCTCAAAGGCCGAGGCATAGATAAGGGATTCCGTAGCAGTGCCCTCATGTGTCGGGGTCCCTGTGACTATACTGACAGGGGCAATTTCTGATAAGATATGAATCTTTTCAAAAACCAATTTACAGGTCTCAGATTCAAGCTTAATGTCACGGCTGTTAAAGATATCGCCTGCAATAATGATCAGGTCTGGATTTTCTTCTTTTGCTGTGGCGAGGAGAAAGGTTGAGCATTTCTTGAATTCGTCCAAATTAGCGTCGGCATGCCAGTCTGAAGTTTGTAGACATTTCATTTATAAATCCTCCCATGGTTTAGTTTCTTCATTTTTATCAAAACTCTGATGCCCCCAATAGGCACAAATACCGACAATAATTAATAAAATAATTCCCATAAATAACTTCTGATGATGGCTGATAAAAATCATTATTTGATATATCATATCACCCTCCTTAAAATGGGATTTCATCGCTAATTAATTTTTTATTAAGCTGCCTGAACGCATAAAGCCTTTTATCGGTTATATTGTCAGGGAAAGTCATATCTTTCAAAGTAACCTTAACTTTATCTGCAAGAGTTTTTAATGCGATATCCTGAGTTTCCTTATCAGCATTAATGAAATCAAATTCGGCACTGCTTAATTCTTCTTCCTGTTCGGGCATATCATCATCAACCGGTGTCAAATTTGGATCATTATCGGGGTCAAATGGTTCCATCGCTTTAGGTGCCGGGATAGAAAAGTTTTGTGGTGATGGAAGTGACGGAGTATTGTTCACCCCGTATACTCCCAGGGCTGCCTGGATCTTCATTCCCAGGACCATCTGTTTAACCATCGGATCTTTAAAATCCATGTAGATGGTAAATTTGAGAACAAGGAAGGGTTTTTTGAGTTCCGCCAATGTGTATTCATTTTTGATATTGAATATTTTCCGGATGACTCTATTTTTTGCCCCAGTCTCTGTAAGCTTCAAAAGATGTTGGCGTTTGGCTCGATAATCTCTATTAACACAATAATCAATGTAACTCTGATCTTTTCCATCCTTTTTTGCCTTTTCAGTGTATTGGTCGATGAGATCATCTTTTATATCTGCAAGATTCAATGGATAATATCCTGATTCCTGGTGAATATTTCCTGCTGAATTAACCACTCCGCCCACCGCCCTAAATATCTGTGTGCCGTCCTGATCCTTTGCGTATCCAGTGAAATCATTATTCCATTTTAATTCGCCGGCAATAGCGATTCGGTTCAGAGCTGCGGCATGAAGACGAAACTTAGTACTTCCTGCACCTTTATAAATATCTTTTGAGCCGTCTGCTGTATCAATTTCAACTTTTTCCAGGCAAGGGACAAATAGACTTTCAGGCGTTGGCGAGATAGGAAAAGATGGTAATAATAAATTCCATCCATCTTTTTTTGCGGTTTCAATTTGAGTATGAACCGCATCAAAAATATTTTGCTGTTCTGTCTTTTCAAACATAATTGCCTCCATAAAATTTAAGGTGAAAGGTGGGATAATCCCTCCCGAATTATCCCACCCATTGAACTTGTTCCAAAACGAGATAACCGCTCATCGGGGAATCGATCTTTATTGCGAGCCTAAACGTCGGGAACAAGTATAATTTTAGATGTAACTGAGAACATAAATCATTGCGATCAAGAAACCGATTGTAAACCAGATTTGATTTTTAATTCGTTTATCCATGAAACCTCCATTTCGTAGGGCGGGCGCCGTACTCACTCAAACGCCCGTCCTGGTGCCAGCGAACCCCGATGTTATCAGATTCGACAATTGGTCAGGCATTACACGCTGACGTACTAATTGTGGTTGCGGGAACCGGATTCGAACCGGTGATGTCGAGATATGAGCCCGATGCCTTTGACCGCTAGGCGATCCCGCGTTAAGCCTCCCTTACCGGTCCCGGCGCCGGTAAGAGTGGTAAGACAATAAACTAGTTATTATTACTTCGCCTTTACCATCCGGGAATGATGGTTAAGAATTATTTCATACCTGATATCTGTTGTCAAGATAAAATTTCATACTTGACATATTTTTTTTTATATGCAAATATTTGTCACCATGAAATTTAAAAAATACCTACATCTAATAAAAAAGAAGCCTACGGCCTGGGCGAGAGAAAAGAAATTATCTCCGGCTACTATCTGGAGAGCATATAAAGAAAAAGGTTTTCCAGATCCTAGCACTATTCGGGCAATTGAGGAAGCGAGCGCCGGTGCTGTTAAGCCAGAAGACTGGTATTAAGCTTTCCCTGTATTCCGGTAGTCCATTCAATCCTCCTGGGTTATACGACCCCGGGCAGAAGTTTGTTAAGGAATAGCAAATGTCGCATGAATCAAAGGTTATAAAAAATTTATACAGGAAAATACCGACTTTTAAATGTAAGCCCGGTTGTCACGGCTGTTGCGGTCCTATACCGTTTTCTCAGTGGGAATGGAATAGAATAAAGGATAAACGGGAACATAGATCTCTTCTACATTGCCCTTATGAGTCAGAACAAGGCTGCGATATATATGAAACCAGGCCTTATATGTGCAGACTATTTGGAACTGTTAACGATCCAAAGTTAATATGTCCCCACGGATGCGGGCCGGCAGTAAAACTTACAGCACAGCAGGCTGATAAAATGACTAGGGAATATATCTCGGTGATGCAGAATGAATAATATTTATAAAATAATCAAATAATATTTTTTTATTGACGCATGGTAGAAATTATAATAAAATACGCAAATGCAAGAATACAAATATCATTATAATTTCAAAAATAGATTACTGGCTTCCAGGGGCACACCTTGGTATTTGTGTTCTTGCAGACCTTTTCCCTTGGCCTTGGAAGTCAGTAATGTGTATTTGAGGTGCTATTATGAAGCCTATCCAAGAAATTAAAAGAAAAATAGAACTACTTGAACAAGCAATAAAATTATCGAAGGATGCTTATCAAAAAGCCATGTGGAGAATTATGATTCAGGATCTTGAGTGGAACCTTGAAAATGAAAACTGATTCAATAAGGATACCTCCTCACAATATAGAAGCTGAACAGTCAATTCTTGGAGGAATTTTTGTCAATAACCATGCCATGGATCAGGTTATGGATATTCTCACGCCTGAATGTTTTTATCGTGAAAGTCATAACATAATTTTTCAAGGTATGATTGATTTATATAAAAAGAATGAAATTATTGATCTTATTACCTTACCCGCATACTTAATGCAAAAAAACTTGATTGAAAAAACGGGCGGCCAAGAATATATGATTTCGCTTACTGAGGCAGTTTCTACCTCTGCAGGTATTGAATATCATGCTGAAATAGTCAGGGATAAATATGTAAGGCGTGAATTATTAGGAAACTGTTCAACTATATGCGAATCTTGTTTGCAAAATTGGCAAAGTACAGAGGAATTACTTGAAGTTGCTGAAAATGCAATATTTAATCTTGCTGAAAAAAAAATAAAAACTGATTTTATACATATTTTAGAATGCGTTAATGATAGATATAAACACTTAGAATCAATATCTGTGTCGGACAGTAAGATTACTGGGGTGACTACAGGCTTTATTGATTTAGATCAATATACGGCTGGATTTCAACCTTCAGATTTAATTATTATTGCTGGCCGGCCAAGTATGGGCAAGACGGCCTTTGCCCTTAATATCGGATATAATGCAGCACGAAGGACAAAAAAGGGTATTGCTGTATTTTCTCTTGAGATGTCAAAGGATAAACTAACCGACCGAACACTGGCAAACTTTGCAAAAATTGACTCCAACGAACTAAGAACTGGAAATTTGAGTGATCAGGACTGGACAACATTAAAAAATGCTGCAGGTGAAATATCAGACCTTAATATTTTTATTGATGACTCAAGCACATTAAGCGTTTTAGATATGAAGGCAAAATGTAGAAGATTATTTAAAAAGCATGATATCTGCATGATAATTATTGACTATCTCCAACTTATACAAGGCAGAAAAAATGCAGAAAGTAGACAAGTTCAGGTTTCAGAGATTTCTCGGGGATTAAAAGGACTTGCTAAAGACTTAAATGTGCCAGTGGTTGCATTGGCACAACTTAATCGTAAAGTCGAAGATAGAAACGATAAGAGGCCAAATTTAGCGGATTTAAAAGAATCAGGAGCAATTGAACAGGATGCCGATGTTGTAGCCTTTATTTATAGGGATGAAGTTTATAATCCGATAACAGATGAAAATAGAAATATAGCTGAAATAATCATTTCTAAGAATAGAGATGGTGCAACCGGGTTTATTAGACTTACATTCCAAAAAAAATATTCTCTATTTTTAAACTATATCAAGATGAGATGATGTCGTGAAAGAATACAATCCTGGAGCTGTAGATAATTATTTTTATACTTGTGATATGTGTGAAATTAATGATGGAAGACCGAGTATTGTATTTAAATCTCTTCCCAAAAGAAAAGGCCATTTTGCTATTTGTTTATCCTGCCTTTCAAGTTTATATATTCAATATCTTTCTCCAATAGATAAAGCAGATGAAAAAATATTTATTAAAAGGCATACGATATCTGAACGACAAAGAAATAATATATTTAAAAGAGATAAATATAAATGTGTGAAATGTGGAAATTCTAAAAATTTAACAATAGATCACATTATCCCTTTTTGTAGAGGAGGAAAAACAGAAAATAAAAATCTTCAAACTTTGTGTCAAAAATGTAATTCAAAAAAAGGTGCAAAAATTGAATGATAGAATTTTTTATGGAGCCACGATCTGGGCACGCCAAACTATTACGTCAGCGATTTTTTTTTATAAACCTGATAAATGGTTCAAAATATGGTTCTTCATCGTTAATAGAGTAAACCATTCAGATACAAAGCTCTTTCCGAGAGGTTCTAACTTAATGACATATGCTGAAATTTCCGAACATACAAAAGCTACAAAACACCAAATTGATATGTTTATGCGTTGGGCAAAAAAAGAGCAAATGTTAACGACACAAAAAACGACACGAGGAATGATAGTAACTATTTGTAATTATAATTATTTTCAAGATTTAGATAATTATAAAAACGGTACAGAAAACGAATTGCGACCGAAACGCAACCGAAATGGAAACGACACTATAAACAAGAATGATAATAATGGTAAGAATGAAAAGAAAGACACTATTACAAAAGAAAGAGTTTATTCTGATGATTTTGAATCTTTTTGGAAAAAATGTAATTGGAATTCTAAAGGAAGTAAATCGTCTGCATATGATCAATGGAAAAAATATAAAAAAGAAATACCTCCAATTCTTGATCTACTCAACATAGTTCAATGTCAGATAAATAATAAAATTAAAAAAGATAGAAACAAAGAATTTTGTCCTGAATTTCCTCATGTAGAAAGATGGATAAAAAAGAAAAGATGGGAAGATGAAATAGATAACACATTTAAAAGTAATAATGGGATTGGCCGGTGTCCTAAATGCAAAAGGAATAATATTGAATTGTTAGAAAACGGATTTTGTAAAGATTGCAGTAAATAATTACATCTGGGGAGCTATGCTAAAATTTAACACAGAAGAAGAGGCCCTGGCTTGGGCAGACAGGTTCGCTCACAAGCCAGGTATAAAATCGCATATTAAAAAATCAGTGTCGAAACAATTAATTCCATCAGAAGCTGAAGAGCAGCGCTCCCTTATTTATTGGTGTGAGGTAATGAAATATCAATATCCTGATCTTGATTTAATATTCGCGGTGCCTAACGGGGATCTTAGAGATAAAAAGACAGCCGCGCTCCTCTCTTCAGAAGGAGTTAAAAGTGGAGTTCCGGACCTGATATTACCAGTTCCCCGTGGAACATATCACGGCTTATACATAGAAATGAAACGAAGTGATGGAGGCTCCGGAACTTCTAAAAACCAGGACAAATGGATCGAACGGTTACAGAAACATATATACTGTGTAAAAGTATGCTGGGGTTTTGAAAAGGCTAAGACTGTCATTACCTGGTATTATTCATTAGGTGAATATCATGCGGATTGACAATGATATATTAACAAAACTGTTTAACATCGTGCAACCATATCTCAGGGTTTGTGCTTCAGACGATTGTAAAACTATATACCTTCAATTTTCCAAGAGAAAAAGGAAATATTGTTGTAATAGATGCGCATCAAAAGATATCCATGATCGACGCAGACAAAAGCAAAAAATAGAAAAATATGTCAATGATGTTTGGGGTAAAGATGGACGGGTTTAAACATTTGGATGCCTTCGCGGGTCTCGGTCTTTTCACCTTGGCAGCTAAATATGTGTGGAGACAATCACATCAAAACCATTGTTTCATTGAGATAGATAAATTTTGCCAGAAATGGCTTAAAGCAAATTTCCCGGGAGTACCAATACATGACGATGCAAAAACTTACAGACACGATGGAACAACAATTGACCTTTTTACGGCAGGCATTCCCTGTCCACCAGTCTCCATCGCAGGTAAAAGAAAGGGCGATAAAGACGACCGCTGGAAGTGGCCGGAAACTCTTGGAATCATACAGAATGCTCAACCCGAAAATATCATCCTGGAAAATGTCTATGGTCTCCTCAATCTTGACGGCGGACTACTTCTCGACCGAATCTACACTGACCTGGAAAATGAAAACTACGAAGTCCTCCCGCCGATTGTTCTTCCAGCTTGCTCCCAAAATGCGCCCCACAGGAGAGATAGAGTATTCATTATGGGCCACGCCGACAGTCAATGGCAATCACAATCGAAAAGGAGCATCAAAAACGAGTCAGGACGGATTGTCAACACAAACGAAAATGGCAATGTGGAATACACCTTCAAGCAGGGATTGGAAGGATACTCCGGGGATGGAGAAGGAAGGGAAGAATCCAGATGGCAGCAGTCGGCAGAGGATAGATCAGCTCCCGCGGCAAGTCTTTGCGATGTGGCCGACACCTTCAACGGAAGATCACAAAACCGATGGATTAAAAGTGAAGGAACGCTATCAAAGCCAAACTTTAAAGACTTGCGACCAGAGGTTAAGAAACTTTGTTCAATTTGGGATGAATACGACTGGGTCACAGGATACGACGGAAAACAAAGGCGAATCCCTCCGGCTTTCTCCGAGTTTTGTTGCATATTTGATGGGTATTCCGCTTTCAATGATAGAGAAAACTATGAATTATTTAAAGGAGGACAAATAGATGGCGCCGAGAATCAAACAAGACCCTATAAAATACTGCGAATTTTGCGGAAAGCAATTAATCAGGAAAAGAATGAACGGGAGATTGGAAGATCGTGGGGTGTTCCTGCGGAGGAAATATTGCAATCGTATTTGTGGAAATTCGAGAAAAGTCGTGAAAGAGAATCAATATCACAAAAGAGCCAGGCAATATCTGAAACCTTATTGCCAGAAATGTGGAGCGGAGAAAGACCTTCATGTTCATCACAAGGATTTTCAGCCTATCAACAACGACCCGCAGAATTTAGAGACTTTATGCAGCTCATGTCATCTGAAATATCATTGGAAAGAATATCGGAAGAGACCAAAGGTAAAGCTTTATTGCAAATTTTGTGGAGTGGAATCATCGAAATTATCAGTGGGTTATTGCGAAAAACATTACCTGAGATTCAAGAAGTATGGACAACCATATCTGACGAAAGTAAAAAAAGGATCTGGGATGGTATTGGTGGAATGTTTTACGTGAAATATATTCCAGTCCTGGCTCATGGGTATCCCCATAGAAATGATCTCCTGCGCGCGTTTGGAAATGGAATAGTATGGCAGGTAGTAGTGCCAATAATGAACGCTATAAAAGAAAACCAACTTATTTGAGAAAAAAATGCAAAAAAGAGTGTTAATGATTAGAAAAGATACATGGGCGAACCGGCAATTTAAGCCAAGGAAGCGCATAGAGTGCATTGAACGCCCGCGCCCCTGCCCTTTTATCAGTTGCTATTATCACATAGCCTCGATGCTGATGGAAAAAAAAGTAAAAAAAGCTTTGAATACAGTCACAATTGTCTGGGAAAAATTACAGCATAGATCTGGGGCCTGGTTTCCTGACGAGGACCTGGATGAATATTTTATAGACATGATCTTTTCCCTTCCGGAAACATGTGTGCTTGATATTGCTGATAAAGGAGATGGTACTCTGGAAGAAATCGGCGATTCAATGATGATGACCCGAGAGCGGGTCAGACAAATTGAGGGATTAGGAAGGGTAAAAAAAGGGGGGGCGATGAGAAAATTACGGCATCCGATAAAGGCCCGGCTATTAAGGGAATATTATGAGAATTAAAGCGAAATGGCCGAAGATCTGGGGTATGGAATTATAGAAAAGAAACCGATTTTAAATAATTTCTAAATAATTGGTATGAAAGTAGATAAATATGACGAATATTAATTTTTTATTCGATTTAGAGTTGCAGCGACGCATTTATAAAAGCTGTACCCAGTGTAAAAGTTTCCAGTGTAGTATCAATGATAATCCTTGTAATATTTGCCTTCATACAGAGCCTGCAGGCCGTGACAGGCCGCTATGGCGATGGATTGGTGGTTGTAATAGTTTGGACGATGTTAAACGATGGATGTTGGATTCATTCGAAAAGGGTAAACTGAAACTATTGGATACAGCGATACCCGCGTTAAGAGAATATGTGCAGCAGGAAAACAATATCTTGATGGGGATTAATCACAAAGTTGAGGCCGGCGGTCAGATGAAATTATTTTAATACGCTACGGTCGCGCTTTCAGCGGCTCCCACCTTCTTATATGTTTTTAAAAAGTGGGTCGCGCGTTCGTACCTCCGAAAATAGCATGGAATTTTAAATCTGTAAAGTTATGTTTAAAAATTGACAAAAATTCACAATCATGGCTACACTTTTCCAGACGTTAACTTAAGATATAAGGGAAAATATGGCTAATAAAGATAAATTAAGTATAAATGAAGAGATATATTGCCAGGAAAGAATCAATCCATTAAATTATAATGTTAAATCCACTGCCTTCCGGAAAGCTTTTCCAAAATCAGAAAAATGGAAACAAAAAACGATACATGAAAAAGCCTGTCGCCTTGATAAGCTCGACAAGATTAAGGCAAGGATAAAAATCCTCAGAAAACAATTGAATGAAGAAAAAATCGCCTCTATTGAGGAAATATTGGTTGGGTTAACCATGGAATCTCGCTTTGATCCTCGAAAGCTTATGGACGAGGATGGAAATTATAAAAGAATCAATGATTTAGATGCCGAGACAGCACTTTGCTTAATGGGGTATGAAGAATATGAAACTACCACTATTTCTGAAAAAGGAAATGAAACAGTTAATAGACGCTTAAAATATAAATTTCCTGAAAAAAATAAATCCAGAGATATGATGGCTCGATACCATGGTTTATTTGAAAAAGACAACAAACAAAAAGGACAGGCGCTAACAGAACTTACCGAAGAGATCCGGAAAGAATTACTGATCCCCAGGACAGCGGAGCGCGTCGCAGATATAAATCGGATCCATGACATTATGCTGCTGAAAGACATAAAGGCGGTTGAAGGCATAGATGATGGGGATTGAACTTAGCGAATTTCAGCGTTATAAGCTCGTTTTAAGAGAGCAGGGGAAAGAATACAGTCCGGAAGCGGAGGAAGCTCTTAAAATAACAAATGCCTGGTATTGGGCTTTCTCGAATGAGATTAAACTTGTTGCTGCAAAATTCTCATGGAGCGGGCATGAATTCCAGCAGCGCCCCATGAGCGTCAGGCCCCCAGAAAAAGTAATCAGGAAGTCTACCCAGGGAACATTCACGGAGGGTGAAGTATTAAACACTCTTCAGGGGATGATAACCGGCTACTACAAGAAAGGCGTTTATTACCTTTTCCCCTCAAAAGATAAAGTTTCAGATTTTTCCAAATCAAGGTTCAAACCCCTTATCGACGATAACCCGGATATTATAGGCCAGTTTGTTAAAGGTACAGATTCAGCGACTTTAAAACGTATCAGGGATGCTTTTCTTTATTTTAGATCGGGTAGACTCGGACAGGATATTGGCGGCCGAGGTGATATGAAATCGAGCGCAAACCTGAAAGGAGACCCCGCGGACCATGCCGTTTTTGATGAGTATGACGAAATGGATATGAAGTCGGAGGAGTTTGTTGACGGGCGCCTTGCTAAATCTGAGATAGGAACAAAATCTTTTCTCGCAAATCCGACTATCCCGGATTATGCATCAGATACTAAGTTTCAGAAATCAAGCCAAGAGTATTGGCATTGTAAATGTATACATTGCGGCTGGTATACGTGCCTGGATCTCGAAGAGTACTGGCCCGAGGATGGATCTCCGTGCCTGGCGATTCGCTGGCGAAAAGACGGAACGGCGTATCGCGCCTGCAGGCACTGTGGAAAAGAACTCTATCCTCAATTGGGTCAATGGGTTGCAAAAAAACCTGATATCAAGGACATTCTTGGATTTACTATCGGTCATGCCTCTTATCCCTGGATTAATGTTACAAAATTGCTCAAAGTATGGGAAAGCCCGGATGTAGACCGTGGGAATTTTATCCGGTTAAGACTTGGGCGCCCATATATCGAAGCAGAGAACAGGCTGACACATCAGCAGATATATGATTGCTGTGGTAAACAGGGTATGTATGATAGCGATGCAGGCTCCTGCAGTATGGGGGTTGACCAGGGCGGCGGTGAAGGGGACCTGTTTCATGTCGTTGTAGGCAAAAAGATTACGATTCACTCAACAATAAAGGCCCAGATCTTGAAATTATCGATTCTGAAAGGGTGGGATGAGCTTGATAAATACATGAAACGTTTCAACATTTATCGGTGTGTAATCGATGGATTACCAAACCAGAAAGACGCCTATAAATTCGCAAATCGTCACAAGGGAAAAGTTTTCCTCTCATTCTTTTCAGAGCATCAATCCGGTCCGTATAAATGGGATGAAAAAGATTTCAAAGTAAACAGTTACAGAACCGACGCCATGGACGAGAGCCACGAGGAGCTGGCGGCCGGCGCGCTTCTTCTGCCTCATCGTTCCAAATTGGTAGATAAGTATGCTGATCATTGCCACGCCACAGCAAAAAAACTTGAGACAGATGAGAAAACCGGCACGAAAAGATACATTTATATCCCTAAATTGGGAGGCCCTGATCATTTTAGACTTGCACAAGCATACGAAACTATGGCAAGAATGGGTAAATCTAAACAACGATATCAATGAAAAAGATAAACATGGTGCAACCACGAAAGGATTGAAACAATGGACATGATAAAAATTAAAGCGATACGGAAAAAGGCTAACATTCTTCGAGCAGAGACTGTAAAGAAATGCAAGCTTGACAGTTTACCCCCTAGATTACCTCAGTCCCTTTTAGACACTCAGGACCTTATCATAGAATTGATCGATCTTGTGGACCCGTTGGAGTCATGACCGGAATGGTCGATTTCGTCAGGTTTCACCAGCTGCAATCTGTCCATTTTTGAGCAGCGATTGGCGATAAAAATTGTTTGCGAGGCCTCGAAAATGGCCAAAAAGGTTTTAACATGAAAGAAATATATTTCATACAGCGATACGGTACCGGATTCTTGGCAAAAGGAATGTCGGACAATGGACAGAATGTCGATATTCAGTTGATAGAGATCCGAGCCGCTGTAATCCCACCCCAAGATGTTTATCCAGGCTATTATTTGTTTTTGGGGATGCTCAAAAAGCCTAATACCTATTTAAAATATCCGCTCCTTTTTCTTCATGAGAAAACAGTTGAAACATTTCATGGCATCCTCGAAGATATCAGTGATGATGCAAGCCGGCTCAAAGCTTCAATAATTTATACACCTATCCCTACTGAAAAAAGAGCTGTTCAGGGTTTTTATAAAGATTTATGGGATTATAGATATAGAAATAATCTGCCATACCGCGTTAAACCTGCGATATCTGTAAAAGATTATCGATATGGGGATGCTTTGATCAGGGAATGGAGAAAAGAAAAGGCATTGATTTTACCAATTTTCGTTGATACTATTCTAAAAAATCAGTTATTTACAGATCATGGCATGGATATTGACAGCAACTTGAAAGATCCGAAATGGTTTTGTTTCCATGCGTTAAGAATTCTACTGGCGGGATTTGTAAAAGAACCACCAAAGACTATTATGCAGCAATCAAGTACCGGATGGGGAGATAGATACGATTCTGAAAACATCCTTTCATACCAAAAATCGAATAACAGGAGCCTGAAAGCATGGACATGACAAATAAATCCGGAGGGATGCCACTTGGCCTGGGGATCAGGGTCACGGAAAGCATGCTGCAAAAAAGAGAAAGAGCCCAACAAGATGAAATCGATAACGCGTCGAAAGAAAACAATAAGCCATATCTCTTAAACCTGCATTCATATGTTAGAACTTCTTTTGATGCTGCGTTAAGGGCTAAGACATCAAACCAGATTGATCAGAGAATGCTTGATTGCGCCAGGCGCAGGAAAGGTATCTATAATCCGGATAAACTGGCTGAAATCCGACAAACCGGGGGGTCCGAAATTTATATGCAACTCAGCTCGGTAAAATGCCGGGCTCTTGAAAGCTGGGTCCGAGATGTTGAACTTCCTCCCGGAGATAAGCCCTGGTCGTTATGTCCTACCCCAGTCCCCACCCTTCCCGAAGCGATAGAACTTGATATTGCGAATCAGGTCATATTGGAAGCAAGTACCGTTATTCAAAATCAAGGCATACAATCAATTACTACTCAAAATATTCGAGATCGTATACAGGAAATCAAAGATAAAACAATGAAGGAAAAGAGAAAACGGGCCAAGAAAGAAGTGAAACGAATGGAATTGCATCTTGATGACCAGCTCGTCGAAGGAAATTATTATGGAGCTCTATCTGAATTTATTACAGATCTTGCCACTTTTCCCACTGCATTTTTAAAGGGACCTGTTGTTAAAAGAAAGCCAAAATTGAGTTGGTACGAAGATCCTTCCGGCGATTGGCTGCCTAAAGTTGAATTTAAAGCGGTCAGGGAATGGCAACGGGTATCCGGCTACGATATTTTTCCCAGTCCAGGAGCTAAAAATCTTCAGGATGGCTCTTTATGTGAGAGGGCACGGCTTAGAATAAATGATTTGGATGAAATGATCGGAGTTTCCGGGTTTAAAGATTCTGCCATCAAGGCTGTTATCAAAGAATATCAAGGAGGTGGTATCCGGCAATGGTTAACGGTTGACCAGGAAAGGGCAGTTATTGAAGACAGGGGAAATGAATATGAAGACCCTAATCCGCTAATCGATACAATAATTTTCTGGGGATCGGTCCGCGGCCAGATGCTGCTCGACTGGGGAATACCTGAAGAAAAGATTGACGACCCTACAAAATCATATCAAGTCTGTTGCTGGTTAATTGATAACTGGGTAATAATGGCCAGGCTCAACCCTAATCCTTTGGGGAAAAGAGATTATTTTTCAGCCTCTTTCGAATCTGTGAATGACAGTATATGGGGTAAGGCTCCGGTTGAATTATTTTCAGACTGTCAGGACATATGCAATGCCGTTGCCCGTGCACTCTGCAATAATGTTGGAATATCATCAGGACCGCTGGTTGAATATTATAAAAATCGACTTGCACCAGGCTTCGATTTTCAAACTCTCTACCCATGGATGATTATCCCGACTGAAGATGACGGGATGGGTTCGAATAATCCGGCAATAAATTTCTATCAGCCTGACGATAGATCCGCTATGTTATTGCAGGTTTTTAAATTTTTCTTTCAGCAAGCTTCGGAACAATCCGGGATTCCAGCTTATATTTATGGGAATGAAAATGTCGGGGGCGCCGGCAAAACAGCTTCAGGACTCGGCATGCTGATGAATGCCGCAAATAAAAACCTTAAAGGAGTTATTACTCATATCGATGAAAAAGTAATATCCCCGAGTATTAAAGCTCTTTGGATACATGTTATGCTTTATGACGATGATATCGAAAAGAGTGGTGATATCAATGTTGTGGCCCGGGCCAGCCAGCACTTAATAATAGAGGAGCAACTACAGCTCAGACGCACCGAAATGCTTCAAGCCACAAATAACGACTGGGATCGAAAAATTATTGGAGATCGTGGGCGGGCGAAAATGCTCGAAGAAGCTTTTGAATCACTCCATCTTGATACTGATGGCATCATTCCTGATGAGGATAAAATGGATCAGATGGAAGAATATAATCAAATGATGGCAGAGGCTCAACAGAATGCGGCGGCTGAATTGGGAATCAATCCGGAGGACATGCAACCTGGGCCCGGTGGACAACAGCCAAATACTCCTCACCCAGCCGTGTTAGATGCGGCGGGAGGTCGGGCAGGATCTCCTCCCGGGAGGACCATGACACCGATCAATAGACGTGCCGGCATGAATTATTAAAAAGGAGAGTCATGATAAAAACGGTTAAACTTCCTGAGAATGATCGGGAAATATTTGAAATTTCCAGGATACAAGAAAATGATGATTTCATTTCGTTGCAAGCAATGATAAAACGGGCTGAAATCCAGGCAAAAAATTATTGTGTCACATATGACGGGGCACCCCTTTATCGAGCCCAGGGGGCGGCAACAGTACTTAAAGAACTTTTGGATGCCTTAGACGATGCAAGAAGAATAAATGTTTCACCTTTTAAACCAGAATAGGTACGCTCCGCAATTTCTCATCGGGAGAAAATGGCAGGCGTTGGGCGATAAACTTTTAATCGGAGGGTTTTAAAATGGCAAGAATTGAAGAGCTTAGTACTGGACAAATTTTTAAGGAAGGAATAGGAAACGCGGCACTCCATGTAACTGAAATTGACAGAAATGGAAATATCAAGGAATGCTCAGGTACATCTATTCCGGCTGATGGTGTAACCTATTTGCCAAATAAAGGCTTTGCGCCTGGTTGTGTATTTGAAAAAACAGACGCTGCCTATGGGCAATATCCCAGATGGATCAATCTCGGATCATCCACTTCATGCAAATTCAGACCATTCGGCCCGGTTATGGGGTATGGATTTTTAACTGGCGGAGGTCCCGTCACAAGTTTGGGTTCAGATACTGCTGAATCAATCTCTCTGCAGGGCATTATCATGGATAGTGATATCGCGGTTGTAGGTCATGAAGTATCCAATGATAGCGATACTATTGTTGCAGCTATTGCAAATGAAGGATCGATCGACCTCACTCTGTCAGTTGATCCAAGCACAGCTCACGGATATGTTTATGGAGTAATGCGCGATAAATGCTTACCTGCTTTCGATATTGTCGCGGCTGGCACGCATGTAACTACGGGAGGGGCTGCCGCTGAAGCAATTACAGTTACCGGAGTCCTGGCCACTGATATCGCGTTTGCATCCTATAGCGTAACCGATGATTCCGATGTAATCGCGAAAGTAGTCTGCACAGCAGATACTGTAACTGTCACTTGTTCAGTAGATCCCGGCGCGACGCATTCAATCGATTACATGGTATTGCGTCCGAAAGGAGATTTTCAGCCCTCTCATTATATCGTGGGCGCGGCAGTTCATACGACAACGACCGCGGTCGGAGCCACAAACGATATTACTATTACCGGAGCAACATCGGGGGATGTTGTCCTGGCCGGTTATGCAGGAACAAATGATACAGATACAATAGTTTCGGCAGCGGTAAGCGCGGCAAATACTGTTACAGTAACAATGTCGGCTGATCCAAGTACGGCGCATAAGATCTGGTGTGTAGTTCTCAGGGCTTATTAAAAAATAGGGTCGCGGCCCTCTCCTCTCCTAGATCGCGCGACCCTTCCCCGGGGATTTTTCCTACGGTAGCGTCCCGTACTTTTTCCCCGGGGACCCCTATAAAAATGGAGGAGTAATTGGAAAAAATTTTGAATACTGATACAAAAATATTAGTGAACGCATTTATCAGAATTTTTAAATACGCTATTCATATATTGGAAAAAGTAAAAAAAGGAGAACCAGTAACATGAATAAACCAGAATTAGAAAATGAAATCCTTGTAGTATCAGATGATGAAGAAGCAAAAAGGGCTGCCGCAGAAATATGCTCTAAGGCCAAAGCTATTCTTGATTCTAAGGAAGAAGAGCCAGAGACCTTTTCTTCTGATCGAAAACCGGTTAAAATTCCGCGCAGAATTATAAAGATTAGACCAGGCTATGAAGACCCTTTAGCTGTAAAAGACATGATTTTTGGTGTTAATGGGTTTGGGTATAAAGTATCTCAGGTCTTAGGACGCATGAGACGCAGGATTGAATTGCTTGGCTTAATCGTTCCCAATCCTCAATCTGGGCAACCAGAACTCAGAAAAATACCGGATGGAGTCCGTGATCCACTCGTCGAACATAATTTTGTTTTTAGTATAGCGGCCCATACCGCTGATCCCGATCGGGGAGTTCAAATTGGTGACAATGTTGCATACAGGATAAATAATTCTAATGGTAGGTATCGAACCATTAAATTTATGGGCAAACTTATTTATGATGTTGATATGGGAGAAGCATAATGGCTGAAGACTTCCGGCGCGACGCAACCGAACATATGTACCTGGAAGACATTAAAGCCAGGGATATTGACAACCTGAAACTTGTTCACCAGAAACTTAAAGAGAAATGGTTCGATCATGAAAAAGTTGCTATGTTTTTTATGGGAGCTTTAACAAATGCATGCCTTTCAAAGCTTGGGATCGATCAGCTTTCAATGATGAAAAAATATCCAAATCGGCACCAGAGAGCATTTCTTGAAAAACTTATCGATAAAGAAATGAAAAAAGCTGATGTGAAAGTGGAGCGACGACGATATCCTGGAGAAAATTTCTGGAAGTCCGGAATCTATTTCTATCATCATAATGAAATAGCATATTGGATCTCCGAACCCCTTAGAATTAAAGGGGGTAAGAAAAAATCTTCAGGCCTTATTATTCCGACCAATATTCAATATTTGGTTCGTCATAATTATCAGTAGGAGACGCGTATGATTTTTAAACGAAAAAAAAATAAGTATGATGATGACCAGGAGAAAAAAAGAAGAGGGATTGAAGTTAAAACCGGTACGAGTCGGCGTGGATTCTTGAAGTTTCTTGGCATCGGGTCAATTTCCGCTTCTTCAGCTTTGATATCTAGCGCTATTCCAATATCAGCAAAAACAAAGCTCATTATTGAAACAGAAGATAAAAAATTATTAGATTCAGAATATTCTGAATTACCCGCACTTTATAGAGAAGGCAAAGGCTATTTATATCAGGAGGAAACTGGACGTTTCTATGTCTACAATGATAAACTCGCGAAACGATCCGATATGAAAATATTAGCTCCTGAATTATGTGAAAAGATTCATTCAGATATCAGGGTTGTCCAGGAATTTGAACGTAATTTCGAAAATAATCTGAAAAGATCCATTGAAAAAAGAGTAGAAAGAGAAATTGCTGGACCAGATGCAACAAGAAGCATGCTTAATAAAGAAGGTGATACCATATTATCATCTTCAATTCAGCGGCTTCCACTCAAGCATTCTTCAGGTCCTGTTAAGTGGGCAAAGCCTGAGGAGCTTATCGAATCCGATATTATGAGGAAACCATATAAATCATGAAGCGGCATAAATTTTTCAAAATATCATTTTATAGATAAAGCAAATGATTAATATATGTCCTCAATGTGGAGTAAACGAAAAACATCCTAGGATTGATATTTGTTTGGATTGTCACGAACAGAATGTCAATGGTTTGAAAGAGATTCTTAGTCTTATTGAAAAAGGCCATTCCGATCACTGTGCTAAAAGGCAGGTATGGGGAGACGGTGAATGCGAATGTGATTTATACAAGAAAGGATATGATCCTTATGCTTGGCAAAACCTATAACCCACGCATCAACTCGGACCTGGCTAAAGACTGCCAGACCGGTTATGCGTAATATTTTCCTTTTCAGTGGTAGCAATAGAATCTTTCGGATTTATAAAAAATAGTTGATAAAACTTAAAATATTTGCTTATCATATGCAAAATTAATGATTTAATACATACCCCTTAATTCCAAGCTATAAAGCCTCGAATAAGGGAAGCAGACCCCGCTCACAAAGCCAAGTCTGGAAATATGAGTAATATCATGTTTTCGGCTTGGCTTTTTATTTTTGTCACCTGGAAACAACCGGCTATGAGCAGGATTCCGGGGATAAGACAGCGAATACCCGGGAGGGATCGCACAAAGGAGGTTACCACATGGAAGGTAACGTAATGGAAAGGAACAATTTATCAGGGATACCAACAGCAGTATTGATGCAAGGCAATCTTGCCAAGACAAGGCAGAAAGAGTTTGCCGAGGGAAAACCGGAAGATATTCAGGATCCGGAGAAAAAAGAGATTATTGATAGGCCCGAAAGTGATGATACTGATGATCTGGACATCGAAGCCATTCTTGCTGAAGATGAGCCGGTCAAAGAACCTGATAAGCCAACAGAAACAAAAAAACCGGATGAACAGAGAGAATCTGTTTTACAGGGCATGTTTGACAAGCACAAACGTGAGGCCCAGGCAAGGGAAGATGAACTACTTGGAGAAATAAAAAGTCTTAGAAAAGTTATCGATAATTTGAATATGATAATTGAACGAGGCGCATTTAAGGCAAGCCAGGAAGAAGACGACCCAGGAGCATCGACCCAGAAAGGAAAGGTAAACAGATTAGACCCTGAAAAGTTTACTGATTATGGCGATGAGATCGTCGATATTGCAAATATGGTCAATAGCCTTGTAGACGAGAATGAAAAGCTCAGAGCAGATCAGGTATCAACCAGTTCTAAGCTTGAGGAAGATTCGAATAATATTAGATTAAGAGATTTCAAATCTGATATGTCGAGATTGGTAAATCCTGCATGGGAACAAATCAATCTAGATCCCCTTTTCAAAAACTGGTTACTTGAAAATCCTGACCTAAATGACGATATATTCCATTATGGTATGAACCTGGATGCGGTCAGGGCAGCAAGAATTTTCAATCTGTTCATTAAAACTACCGGGTACAAAGTACCAACGCCTCTTTCCAAACCCAGGATGGAAGATGAGATTTTACCCGACCTAAGCGGAACGGGAGAGGAAAAGATTGAAACCAAAGATACCCCAATTGTGACCCGAACGCAATATGCCACGGCATGTAAAAAAATGGCACTCGGGAAAATCACAAAAAAACAATTCGATAAGATTCAGAAATATTTCAACGAAACAGTAAGGAAAGGACTGGCATGATGAAAATTGACCTGTCTCCCTTGCTGATAAAATTATAAGGAGGATTGCATATGGCAGTTCAAGTAGCGGCAGGGACCCCTCAGTATAGCGGAAATTTTATCCCCGAAATATGGTCAGGTAATATGCTGATCAAATTTTATGCCACGACAGTGCTCGCGGCTATTTCCAATACCGAGTATGAGGGTTAACTTTTGATCTGGCCCTCACTAAACGCCTCTAATTGCTGGAACACCCTAAAACCTGTGTGCCACAGCGGAACTGGTAACAGTAAACGTAACGGCTCGAAAAGTCACAGGATGGAACAATGGGCAATCAGCAGCGAAGTGACCGGAAAACCGGTTAAACGTTCATCGACTAGGAAAAGTAGCCTAAACGAAAGCATGGCAAAATTCCCACGAACGGGGCGGATAATTTTCTCATTTTACAAGAAAATTATCATGATATAGTCATTTCTACAGTGAAAGCTGTAGGGTTAGGATAAAGAGCCTAACTGTAAAACCAAAGGAGATTAAAACCAAGGGTGATAAGGTCAATATCCGGACCGTTCCTGATATTACTATCAGGAAGTATAAAAAGAATCTGGATCTTGAAATAGAGCATCCTGATAGTCCAATGGTAGAACTTAACATTGACCAGGCAAACTATTTTAACTTTATCTGTGATGACATTGATAAACATCAATCCGATCTTCCCCTGATGGATAAATTTTCGGATGATGCAGGTCAGCAAATGGGTATTTTTATTGATACCGAAATCCTGGCTGATATTTATGCCGACGCAGATACCTATAATGCGGGTATTACAGCTGGCAAAATAAGCAAAGACCTTAACTTTGGAATAACTGGGACACCTCTTCCAGTTACCAAGGCAGCTGTACTTGAGATTCTGGTTGATTGCAGAATTGCTCTTTCTGAACAGAATGTTGCGAAACAGAATAGATGGGGTGTTATACCTGAATGGATGGCGGGTATGATCATGAAATCAGACCTGAAAGATGCATCCCTGGCCGGTGACGGGACCAGTATTATGCGTAATGGTCGGTTAGGTATGATAGCAGATTTAACTCTTTATGAGTCGAATCTTCTGTATTATGTCACTGATGGCAGTTACAGGGCTTATCATGCGCTTGTGGGCCATAAATCGGCTCTGAGTTTTGCATCTCAGATGACAAATATGGAAACCCTGCGTACATCCCGAACCTTCGGAACCCTTGTAAGAGGACTCAACGTTTATGGTTATCAGGTCCTTAAAGGCGAATCTCTGATTGATCTTTATATCAGAAAAGGTTAAGGGAACCTTAATACCGGTTGATTAACACATTTTATGGAGGCTTTCGGGCCTCCATCCTCGAAAGGAGGACAAATGGCAGATACATATAAATTTTACCAGGAAGGAGCCGGCATACCATACAAAGGTTCTGACGCTCCTCCATTTAAAAGAAGGCTCAACGTTCCGGACCTGATCGCGAATAAAAAGCTTGCAAATACAACTGACGAAACCACTGCAGTAAAGCTTGCCTCAACAGGATTTGGTGCAGCCGATAAGCTGGAACTTTTTCAAATCCCAAAAGGTTTTATCGTTTATGGCGTAGAATATTATGTCGTAACCGGTGAAGGGGCTACCTGTACCATTGATATCGGTCTAAATTCAGCCACTTCAACGCACGGTCTTTCAGCCGATGATGATTTATGGGAAGCGGCGGGATCTATAGAAACTGCGGGCGTCCTGCTTGGAACCGGTGACGCGGATGCGGGTGGAACCGATAACAAGATCGGAGAACTTTTCATAACTGATGGGAATATTTGCGTTCTCTTTAATCATGCCACTGATACAGCCGTGGTAGATTTCTGGGTTCGTGGAGCGATGGTTTCCGCAATATCATAATATAAATACAAATTAAAAAGGCGGGTGAGATCCCGCCTTTCAGGAGAGTAAAATGGAACAATTTGTAAGACAGGCAAAAACTGGCCGAATCTATATAGTTAATCCCAGGCATCCCGGAACAGAATCAATGCTTAATCGCAAAGATTTTATAAAACATAATCCTGATGAGGCCCAGATTCGAATAAAAGCCCTTCAGCGTAGACTTAAAGAACTTGAGGAAACTTCCCCGCAGCCTATCGATAAAAAAATCAGCGTCGAGGCTGCTGAGATAGCCAGTCTTGAAGCCGAGATCGAGGCAAAGGAAAAGAAGAATCTTGATGAAGCTTTGAAGGAAGAAGGGGTAGATATCAAGAAAGAGGATAAAACTGAGGAAGAACTGGCTCAGGAAGAAAAGAAGCGTATCATAAACGAAGATCCGGATATCAAAAAGTTAGAGGCAATGACAGATCCAAAAGATATCATTGATTATATTGCAATAGAGTTTGGGAAAGAAATAAAGCTTGATAACCGGAAATCCCCCGAAACTTATAGAAATGAAGCAATTTCTTTGCGGATAAACAGATTATTTGAAGCTTAAGCCATGGCATCAATAACGGTAAAAAAATTAATTGATACAGTAATAGATATTCTTCAGGATCTGGACTATGATCAGTGGAGCCTTGATCAGCTTATCACTAATTATAATCTGGCAACCAAAGAAATCATATCTATGAACGATTCCGCGAACGCTGTTGAAGAATCGATTAAACTTGCATCTGGTTCAAAACAATCTATGCCCGCATATGCGTTTAAAGCTCTTGATATTATTTGTAATATGGGGACGGATGGTGAAACCGAAGGGGATACGATATCCCAGGCTGATCTTATGTCCATAAAAGCATTTGATCGGAGTTGGCGCACAGCCGACGCGGATAATGTCATTATTAACTGGATATCCGATCCAAATGACAAAAAAACATTCTATGTTTATCCCCCCTCCGATGGAACAACATATGTTCTGGCAAGATTCCCTAAAATACCTGATGACATCGTTTATGATGATGAAGGTGATTGGGAAAATGCATTAGTTGGCATTATAGATGATTTTGTTTTGACTCTGCAGGAAAAAATCATAGAGCTTTCATACAAGAAAGATTCTGATATTCCTGGAAATAAAGTCAGAGAAGATGATGCAAATAAAGAGTTTATGTCAGGTCTTGCAGCCCGCGCAACTTAGGAGCGCGTGTAATGTCAAAAACATTTACTTTATGGTATCCGGAAATAGAGCCGGATATTTCTAATGTGCCATTTACCGGGCTTCGAGAAGCAGTTCGAAGCGCCGCGATAAAGTTTTGTGAAAAAACCCATCTTTGGAAAGTCGATCTTGCCCGTATCACCACGAATATAAATGATAGAGATTATTCATTGACAGTGGATGCCTCTCTGCAGGCGGAGATAATTGTTATTGATGATGTCCAATATAAATCTGATGGAGAGGATGACGATCAATTCAGGACCGTTTATCCCGTCTCAGAGGTTCAGCAAAATAGAAACAGCGGAGGCGGCTGGAAGTATTCTGATATTGAATCTCCATACAATTTTTATGTTGACCCAGTAGATAAAACCACTCTTTATTTTGTGGGTAATCCTACGGAATCAAGTACTGAGGGGCTGCTAGTCACAGTTATTTTAAAACCTTTAAAAACAGCCACCTCTTTACCGGATTTTCTTTATAATGAGTATAGAGAGGAAATAGGCCATGGGGCACTCGCGAATCTATACATGAAAAAAAATATGCCATGGTTTGATCCCAATATGGCTGCATATCATAATGTACCTTTTATGGCTGCGTGTAATAATGGTAAAAGCAGGAGAATAACCGGTGCTACAAATATGAATCTACAAATCAAAATGAGGCCTTTGGCATGACAGAATATATTTTTTCAAATAATGCTTCTGGAACGCTACTCTCCGCCATGGGTGGATCAGATACCACATTGACATTAAATAGTGGTGAGAGGGTAAACTTTCCTGATCCAGGTGCAGACGAGCAATTTGAAATATATGTAAAAAATGGCAATACTGGCTCCTGGATGATATGCACTGGAAGAAGTTCGGATACATTAACAGTTTCCAGAACAGATTCAAATTCATTTCCAAAAGGCTCGACTGTTATTCACGCGATAAGTGCCACTGTTTTAAATCTCCTCCTTCAAAAAGGAGTTTATAGAGAGGTTGATGGAAGCCCAGACGGTACCCTTGCTGCAGAGTATACTGGCGAGGAGGTTCTGGATACCACAAACAGCCTTTGGTATAAGCATATTACAGGAACTTCCTGGAAGCTTATGAGTTCATAATTTAATGAAAGGAATTGAAGAATGTCTAAAGTAATACACTCACAGAATCATTTTGGCGCTCATCCCGGATTCAGTAAGGTTCAATCAAGCATAGCAAAAGAGATAAATCCTAAAACCGGAAAGCCTTATGGAGAAGAGGTGGCCGGCGCCATACTTGCATCAAAAACCAGGGGCGCGAGTGCTAAGGCAAAGAAAGCAAATCCGAGACTAAACCGGGTAAAAGGGTAAAAGGAAATTTCGTTTTGATTGAAAATATTAATGATTATAAGTATGATCCTCATCTTTCAGGAGAAACGATTTGCCTTCAATGTGGCCATGAAGGTATTTCTATAGCGCCAATAGGAATAACTTTCTTAGAATGCGAAAAATGCCATTGCTTTAAAATGGTATTTAAAAATCAAGTAGAAAGAGAAGGATTACATTGGACTTGTAATTGTGGAAATTCACTTTTTCGCATATCCCCGGAAGGAATTTATTGCCCAATGTGTGGCGAATCGCAGGAAGGGTTTTGATTATATGACAGAACTTAGGTTTAATACAAAGGCTTATGGCAGGATTAAGGGCGGCATAACCGATATCGATACTTCGATTGAACTTTATCCAGGCTATATTCATACATTGGCAACGAATTGGGTCACGGCAAAATCATTACACGCTACCATTGTGGATCGTCTGGGTAACAGGGAAGTTATCACTATTACAGATATCGATTTCAAAAATAATAAGCTGACCGCTTCACGCGGAGTGAGCGCCAGGTCCTGGGCAGATGGTTGTATAATTTCACAACGAATCACTGAAGATGATGCGGGCCAATTTATTCAACGTCAAAATTTTCGACAAATAATTTACAATCCGAACACTGTATTAACAGCAGATTACCCTGGTGAAAAAATTCTTCAAATAGGAACTTATAGTTGTGAAAAAAGATGGTGGAAAAATGTATCTGGAACCGAATGGCAATTAATCGCCGGCGATAAATGTGATTGGGAGTCATATTCAGGAGGATTTATCGTTTCTCCTTCCAGTGATATCACTTACAGCACAGATCAGTTAATGCAGGATGAATTAACAGCAGCCTCTATTTATGGTGTCTGCTGGAGCCCGGAACTCGGAATTTTTTGTATTGTGGGGAATGAAATCATTTTTACAAGCCCAGATGGAGCGATATGGACAAAACAGTCGCCTCCTACTCATACTGGATCATCAAATACATGGGAAAAAGTTTGCTGGAGCCCATCATTAGGCCTTTTTTGCGCTGTAGCAAGTAGTGGAACACAACATGTAATGACAAGTCCAGATGGAGTAAGTTGGACATTGCATAATATTCAATCTACCTCATTTTATGATGTCTGCTGGAGTCCGGAACTTGGATTATTTTGCGCTGTCGGGACAAATTATATATGCACAAGCCCAGATGGAATAAACTGGACTACTCAAACCGCACCATCCGAACATTGGTTATCAGTCATATGGAGTCCGGAGCTTAATTTATTCTGCGCCTGCAATATAAGCACTTCAGTGGGAGGCATAGCGATTAGCGCTAATGGTGAAACATGGACACAATATCAAATTGATAGTACAAATCAAGGTGGTTATGGGATAGCGTGGAGCCCGGCACTCGGACTTTTTTGTGTTGCGGGATACAATACCGGAAATTATAATATTGCATATTCAAATAATGGCTCTTCATGGGCTAGAATGATATACGCAAATAGATTATCGTCAATTTGTTGGAGTCCGGGAACCGGCTATTTTGTAGCAGCATGCGGATATTATAGTTCAAGCAAATTACTTGTCAGTGATGATGCGCTCACATGGACAGAGGTTGATATAATTGATCCATATTCTTCGGGAGGATGGAGAGATATTTGTTGGAGTCCTGATCTTTTTAAATTTTGCCTTGTTGGAAACGTAAACAATGCAATCAATACCGCAACTGTTTTAATCGTTCCAGGGGCAATATAATGACAAAAATATCAATACCATTCTTTCAGGGCATCCGCCCAAGCGTTTCGCCTGACAATATCGGAAATAATGAGGCTCAAATAGCTCAGAATTGTAAGCTATGGAATGGGAATTTGAGGTCATGGGATAATTATCTGATAGCCGATACTCTTGATAATATAGGGATTGTGAAAAAGATTTATCTCTATCAGGATGAGTATTGGCTCGAATGGGAGGCAGAGGTTGATTTGATAGAGGCTCCCGTTTCCGGGGATACCGAAGGGAAAATATTCTGGACCGGATCAGGTATACCAAAAAAATCAAAACGAGACATGATAATTACCGGTACCGGGGCTATGCCCAGGGATGCTTATCCACTTTCGATTCCGACACCCTTACTGTCTCCAACCGCATCGGCAAGTTCTCCTCCTGCGGGCTCAGGCGATGACAGGTATATAAATTATATCTGGACTGTTGTAAGCGAATGGGGAGAAGAGGGCTATCCTTCAAATGCAAGTAGCCAGGTCACGGCTAAGAATGGGCAACTGGTCAATTTATCTGACATGTCTATGATATGGCAGTCCGCCACTGAAGTAAAAACCTCAAATTCAGTATATAAGACTACAGATGAAGGCGGAACTTATCTTTTTAAATGTGTTCAGCCCGGAACAACCGGTTCAAGCGAACCAACCTGGAATGAAACTGTGAATGGATATACTTATGATGGTTCTGCGGTATGGCAATGTTTTAATAATAATTTATCTTATAAAAGAATTTATCGAATAATTATAGGGAATGAGACCGCTACATATCAATTTGTAACTCAAATCGCTATTTCAACCACAACGTATGCTGATAGCAAAGAAGATGCTGATCTTAGTAATTCATGTCCTACCATCAGTATTTCCCGGGGAGGGGCGGGAATAGCTGATTATGATCCTGCTGACGATGATTTGCTTGGACTTTGCTATATCGGAAATGGGATAGCAGTAACATTTAAAGGGAAAGATATATATTTTTCAATCCCATATAAAATGTGGGCTTTCCCTATTGAATTTAGCCAGGCAGTACCGGAATCAATAGTATCCATTACCTCTATCGGTGAAGGTGCAGCCATAATTTGCACAACAAAAAAAGCCTATATTTTACAGGGCACTTCTCCTGCAGCCATAACTATTGATCCTCTTGAACACACCAAACCGAACTTATCCAAAAGAGGCGCGGTTCCATATGAAAATGGCGTAATATATCCAGCCGCTGATGGGCTTAGGTATGTAGGAAATGGTGCCAATAATATCATAACTAAGGCCCATTATACTGTGGAGGAATGGAAAAATCTTTACCCATCAACAATGCATGGAGCTATTCATAATAATAAATATTATGGATTCTATTCCGGGGACAGTGAAGGGGGATTTGTATTTGACCTTTTATCAAATTCAGAACCGACCACACTGGATTTTTATTGTTTTTCCACATATGTAGGACCCAACGACAAACTTTATTTTATCAGGAGCACATCGATGTCTCAGTTTAAAGAATCTTTACTAAATCCAGATGCCAGGGCAACTTCAGGGAAAGCCACCCAATATGATTTGAGCGGAGGAGCCGGAGTGATGGCCAGCATTTCACAACCAGATTATCCCAGAAATGTTGTCCTTACTATTACTGATGGTGATACTTCAATTTCCGCCATAGATATTACCATTGCTGGAACACTAGCGGATGGGTCTGCAGGCTCTGAAAATAAAACATTGACCGATCTTATAATAGGATCAAACGACCTGAACGTAGCTTTTTCACATATTGATTCTATCACTATAAACTCAGTAACAGGAGCTGGTGCCGGTGATACCTTAGATCTGGGATATGGTAAAAAATTTGGTCTCGGGAATAGTATTGAGGTAGAATCAGATATCCTTAAAGTTAATATAAATGATGATGATTCGCCGGTCGCTTCACAAACAATAAGTACAACTTATGGAACGGTTCAATTTGCAACAGATCCTGATGGCTCAAATGATTACCAGGTAATGTATCAAACCACTTAATTTTTTCCTCAATTTAAGTGTAAAAACGAGAAATGTTAATTTTGATATAACAATTAAGGTCAATATGAATTATCGAAACCGAATATATCAATGGCAGGGAGACAGTTCTCAGCCCTATCCAAATAATTATATTTGGAAAAGTCGAAAGTGGATATTCCCTTTTAAATTGAGCTTTACCCGGGCTCGGGTAATCGCCGATACCGGAGATAGGCAGGATTATTATGATTCGATCATTGCCAGAAATGAAGCCATTGAAAGAAACGTGAGCCGAATATCAGGACTTGCTATTCATGGCGCCGTTGGTGAAGATGTGATTGGAAAATTTTCAATTAACGGGGACCTACTCGAAACAGTGCCCACGGTTGCTGATTATTCAGGAGATTTTAATCTTTCTGTAAAATTTTATGTAGATGGATCCTTATATTTTACAAAAGAAGTCTATGCAACTGATATCCCTTTTGCTATTAAAGAAAAATATAGAGGAAGGATATTTGAAGTTCAGCTAGAGGGTAATGTTCCGGTTAAAAGATTTGTTATGGCGACATCTGTAGAAGAACTAATGGGAGGATAAAATGAATGTAATAACATCTCATAATGGTGCATGGGGACCTCAATCTACTATATATGGAAAAGATGGTAGAACATACCCAACTATTGAAGCAGCTCAGGCCGCAGACCATGCCTATAATCTTCAGATGGGAAATAGAACTAGCACCTCAATGACAGTAGGTGGAAAGTCATCGGGGGGAGCCGGAAGCGGAAATTATACGCAGGAATTTCTCAAAAAATGGGGCGATATCAATGATCAGGTCTTAAGTACATTAAATGGAGCCATTAATGATATCGGAAGCGGAAAATCAATGTATCCGGGAAGTGAGCAACTTCAAGGGTTAATCTCAGACATAGGCCAACAATCGAAAGATTTTAGCCAGAAATATGGCGGAGTAGAAACTTCATCAATAAATTCAGCAATGAATGATATCAATGCCAGAAATGACCTAACAAACCAATTCATGGATCTTTCTAAACCAGATTATGCCGGTGTGGCTGGTAGAGCATCTGCAGATGTACGGGCATCCACTGATAAAGCTTTGGCCGAAAATACAAGGC